TCTTAGGATTGCCTACCCCGGTGTAGAGTGTAACGTTACCTAAATATCAAATTCATAGGGAGGCTTCGGTCTCCCTTTTTTAATAATAACACTTATGGCTACCACAACAATTGACCTCGATACAGAACTATCCGCAGTGAATTCAATACTGGGAGCTATCGGTCAAAGTCCAGTAACATCATTAGGTTTACCTGAATCTGGTGAAGGAGATACAATTAATTATACCAATCCAGAAATAGCATTTATATATAATATATTAACGGAAGTAAATAAAGATGTACAAAATGAAGGCTGGCACTTTAACACAGAAAATCATGTAACTAAAAAATTAGATGCAAATGGAGAAATACCAGTACCATCTAATGCATTAAGATATGATTTCTATAGTGAAGGTGTAGATAAAACTTTTGATGTTGTTAAACGTAATGGTAAACTATATGATTTAGTTGATCATAGTTACACATTTGATGAAGGTACATACTATTTAGATATTGTAACTTTGTATCCATTTTCAGATTTACCAAATGTATTTCAACGGTATATTACTTACAGAGCTGCAACAAGAGCAGCTACACAATTAGTATCTAATCCACAACTAGTTCAATTATTACAAACTCAAGAAGCTCAAGCTAGAGCATCTTGCCTTGAATATGAATGTAATCAAGGTGGTCATTCATTCTTTGGAGGTCCACACGAAACTAATTATAGAAATTATCAACCATATCAAGCACTTAGACGCTAATGGCAAGTATAACACAAACTATATCTCAATATAATGGGGGTATATCTCAACAACCAGATGAAAAGAAATTACCCGGTCAAGTTATAGAAGCCAAAAACGTCTTACCAGATATTACAAAAGGTTTACTTAAAAGACCGGGTGGTAAACTTATAGGTTCTTTAAGTGATGGTGAAGATAATTCTCAAACTAATGGTAGATGGTTTCATTATTATAGGGATGAGAACGAACAATACGTAGGACAAATCAGTAGAAGTGGAGATGTAAATATTTGGAGATGTAGTGATGGAGCTGAAATGCATGTTGAAAATGACACTACAACATCAGATGAATTAACATCATATTTAACACATACAGATGATGAACATCTACAAACTTTAACATTAAACGATTATACATATGTAACTAACAGAAATAAGTCTACTGCAATGGGAGCTACAGAAGAAACTGTTAGACCTCCTGAAGCGTATATAGAGTTAAATAAAATTGCTTATGCTAGTCAATATGCAGTTAATTTATTTGATAGTGATGATGAAACTACAGTAACCACTGCTACAAGAATTAGCATCAAATCTAAAGAGTTAGGAAATGATAGTTTATGTCCTAATGTTGGTACTAAAATATTTAATGAAACAGCTGGTGATAAAACAGTATTGGAAGTATTGAATATATCAGCAGGTACTGCACATGCTGATCACTTTATTGACAACGATACTGCACGAGATTATACATTAACCGATAGTAAAGGTGAAAGTGTTACGGTAAATCTAGAAGGTGATGTTAAAGACGTTGTATCAGGTTGGAAAGCTCATGACAATTATGATAATTTAGAATTTACTGTTGTATATAAATCAGAAGTACAAATCAATTTGGTTTTTAAAGAAGGAGAATCAAGTGATGATCCTAGAATTAGAGATGGACAACGGGTTCAATTATATAATGGTTCTAAGGTAGTAGATAAAAACTCTGGAGGTGGATCTAATACTTATATAGCAATTCAAAAAATAGGTTTTGAGTCTACCGCTGCAACTAAAAAAAACTTATATTTTAGATTAACTACAACAGGTCAAGCAGTACCATCTGATCACACTGCGAATAATGTAAAATATTCATGTAGATATACTACTACAATAGATTTACTTAATGGTGGTGAGGGTTGGGCAGTTGGTGATGAAATTACTGTTGGAATGGAGTCGGGTTTATATACTATTAGAGTAGATGAAATTAGTACATCTAAAGTACAAGCTAGTCTTGGATTAATCCGACCAAATCCAACTTCATTTGATGCTCAAACAGCAATTACAGCTGAAAGTATTATAGGTAGTATTAGACAATCAATTCTAGATACTAATAATTTTACAGAATCTGACTTAACACAAGTAGGTAATGGTTTATATGTTAATATAAATAAAGATGCTAGAACTTTAACTTCAATAACAAATGACTCTGGATTATTAATTACTACTACTAATGCTCATGGATTTGGAACAGGAAGAAAAGTTAAGTATAATTTTACAGGTACAATTTTACCTTCTGATCCAGATTTAGTTGATGGTAATTATTATTGGGTTATACGTAATGATGCTAATTCTTTTTGGTTAACAACCAGTTTTGATGACGCTATGGCAGAAACCAATAAAATAGCTTATTCTGCTGTTGTACCTGCTGATAGTACCCATACATTTACACCAGAACAGAAATTTAATATAAGTGCCTCTACTGATTTGTTAAATGTATTTACCGATGAAATACAAGATATAGCTGATCTACCTACACAATGTAAACATGGTTATGTAGTTAAAATAGCAAATAGTGAAGCTGAAGAAGATGATTACTATTTGAAATTTTTTGGTAAATTAAAACAGGATGGTACTAATTATTTAGATGGTAGAGGTGTATGGGAAGAGTGTCCGAAACCAGGAGTGAAAACAACTTTTGATCCAGCTACAATGCCTATACAAATAGTAAGAAATAATGAAACTACTCCTGATCAAAGTGGTGCAACTCATGCGAAAGGTTGGTTTAAAGTAGAACAAATAAGTTGGGAAAACCGTTTAGTTGGTGATACTGTTACAGTACCTGAACCTTCATTTATAGGGAAGTCGATAAACAAAATGATATTCTTTAGGAATAGACTTGTTATGCTTAGTGATGAGAATGTTATAATGTCTCAACCTGGAGAGTTCTTTAACTTTTGGCCTAAGTCAGCTATTACCCATACAGCAACAGATAATATTGATTTATCTTGTAGTTCTGAATATCCAGCTACTCTTTATGATGGTATACAGGTTAACTCTGGTTTAATATTATTTACTAAAACACAACAATTTATGTTAACCACAGATAGTGATGTATTAAGTCCTTTAACTGCAAAAATAAACGCACTATCTACTTATAACTTTAACATTACAACTAATCCAATTTCACTTGGTACTACCATTGCTTTCTTAGATAATGCAGGGAAGTACTCTAGGTTCTGGGAAATGTCACAAGTACTACGTGAAGGTGAGCCTAGTGTTGTAGATCAAACAAAGATTGTTAGTGAATTATTTGATAAAGATGTAAATAAAATATCTAATTCTAGAGAGAATGGTATTATATTCTTCAGTAAAAAAAATAGTTCAACTTTATACGGATTTAGATATTTTAATGCTGGTAATCAAAGACTACAGCAATCATGGTTTACTTGGGAAACTGTAGGTACTATCCAACATCATGCTATTTTAGATGATGCATTATATATTGTAGTAAGAAATAACAGTAAAGATACCTTACAAAAATACTCAATAAAAACATATACTGATAGTTTTACAATTACAGATGATAAGAATAATAGTGATGCTACAGATGATGTAACTTATAGAATACATTTAGATTGTGCATCTTCTGTAGCTATAGCTGCTGATGCTTATGTTGAAGCTGAAAACAAAACTATATTTTCTAAACCTGTTGGGTATGAAAACACTACTGCACAAGCCTGTCTTTATGATAACAACACAGCTTCAGATAATGTAGGTAAGTATGTTGAAGCTGATATAGTTGAAAATAGTGTAATAGTTTCAGGTGATTGGTCTAACAGAACAGTTGTCTTAGGTTATTTATTTGATATGCAAATTAAATTACCTACTATATATGTTACTAAAATCGAAAATGAAAGTATAAAAGCTGATACGAATGCATCATTAATTATACATAGAATTAAATTAAACTTCGGTTCTTTTGGTACTTACTCTACTACTATAGATAAATTAGGTAAAACTTCTTATACAGAAACATTAGAATCCCCTGTTTTTAGTCAATATTTATTAAGTAATGTAGCTATTGATGAGGAAGTAACAAAAACTATTCCAATATATGAACGAAATAAAAACTTAAGTATTACATTAAAATCATCTCACCCTTCACCTGCTACATTATATTCAATGGCATGGGAAGGAGATTATACAAGTAAATTTTATAGTCGTGTCTAAATACATCCATCCAATCACAAAAGAGGCTGCCATTGAGGTGGCCTCTAATTTACGTCTAGAAGACCGTAGAGAGGTCGAAGAAGGTCACGGGGTAGATCCTACCTTAGCATTATTAGAAGCTGTTCAGAAGCCCTCCTGTGTGTATTTCACGGTGCCTAGCGGCAAGACTGC